TGTACTAGCCGTTACATCTAAAGATAGTCCACTATATTCTGCATCTGCCATATGTGTTATCTCCTTTCCTTAAATTAGCAAATAATTATTCTTTGTTGCTATTTTCATCTATATCAAGTTTTGTTTGCTGATATAAAGACTTTGATATTTCTTTTGAAACATCTGTTTTAACTGCATTTGTTTTATCTGTATCTTTTTTATTTTTCTCTTTTTCTTCTTTTGATTTTATGTTTTGCAAGGCAATATATTCTTTTACTCTCTGGATTGATTGTTCCATCTGTTCATCTGCTAATCTCTGGTTATTTTCATCAATCTCTTTTTGAGTGATTGGGAACGGACGGTCCACGGATAATGTTATGTTTGTATCACCAGAATTAAATGCATTAAATGCAGGCGATGCATCGAGCATCATTCTAAAAATATATACTGCTTGCCACCATTGCTCACGATTTTTATTACCTTGGTTTATTTCATCTGCTTTTCTCGCATATTTGCAGATGTCAAATTCTCCATCCCAAAAATCATGATATGATACTCCAATGCTCATATAATAAGGGCAGACTTCTTCAAACAGTTTTGAAGGACTTAATTTTTCTTCTTTTTGTGTATCTTCTTTATCGTGGAAGGTATCGCTTAAAAGTTTGCCTTCCAAGAGATCTTTTTTGGGTCAGCGTCCTCTGGATTTTCCATTAAGCTAGATGTTCCTTCATTATACATTTCAATAAGTTTCTGAAGTAAACCCTCTTTATCGTCAATTTTATTGTAAATAGCATTTATAATATCTTCCTTTATTTTAGGGTGGCGCATTAAAAACGCTCCCGCAAATAGCATAGGAATCATTGTATTTGGATATGTGCCAATCTGTTCAAGAACAAATCCTGCCTTTTCCATCTGTTGTTCTGAACGTCTCGAAAATCCTAAAGTATATTCCTCATCATTGTAAGTCAATGTAATTGTATTTTCCATATTTGTTCTCCTTTTCTTTATGTAATATAGTGAATGGGATAGGTACTATGTTTTAAACAGCACCTATCCTAATTTCTTTATTTAGATAATTATGCTCCGGCTGAGAATACCATCGCTCCTGTTTGTGCAAAATCAATTTCCATTTGTTTTGATGCGCCAACCGCTTGTGCTAATTTTCTAACTGTAAGCTGGGCATCAAAAGAGAATTTTCCATCACTCCCTGTCGGTGTCACAACGCCTGCCGTTTCCGTCCCACCAAACCATAATGCATAATGACCTGTGGTTCCTTCCAATGCTTTCATTGCCGCATAGTCTGTAGATGTATACAAACATTTAAACGCTAATTTGGAAGCTGCATCAATATCATTGATTTCTCTATGCCCTGTATCGGATAATGTCGTAACATCAATTCTAGGTGTTTCGGCAGATAAATCTGGCATATCAATAATATCAATCAACTTTGTATATGTGATTGTGTCTGTTCCTGTTCCCTTCATAAGAAAGGTCATGGATGTGTTTGTTGCTGTCATTTTTTATTCTCCTTTTCTATTTTTGATAGAAATTATTTTTATCGGACAAAATGGTATAAATACCTGTCATCCGATATAATGTTGCATCATTTAAGTTCTGCATTGGAACTAATGATTGCTTAAAGAAATTCATTGAGTGAAATGCATCGTCTGCTATATTTGCAATATCCTTGCAGACAAGTTTTGCAGTATCTTTTTGATTTGAATAAATATCAATCTTGAACGTGGATGCAGAGAACTTAGGAAATGGGTTATCAATCGTGGCTTTAACATCGTAATTGTCTGTTTCAACAATAGATATATGTGGAAATACTGCTGGGGCATTGACGTATACGCTTACAATATTTGCATTTGGATATTTTGCTATGATAGCATTTTTAACTCTTGTAAAAACTTCATTTTCATGGTCTATCATTATTCAAATACCTCTCTTGCTATGTCGTATAATACGGATTGCATGCTCTTTTTTCCATTATACATAGGAGATAATGCATCGTTACCGTATGTGTGCATATACTTTGTCTCTTTATTCCCGTCCATTACTCTCGAAGTACCTGATGGATCATTCCCTGTTGGATTTCCAACATAGAACCATCCATTCTCGTTTGCTCCATTTTTGTTCCCGTATTCTCCATGCTGTACAAGACCATTTTCTGATTTTAAATCCGTTCTTGCTTCTTCGTTATCAGCTTTTGATATTCCATATCCAAACTCAATAAACAGTACCGAAGAACCATCTACATGAATTTTTGCTGAATATGTATTATCTCCTGTTTCTTGCACATGGTCAACATAATATCGCAAATCGGATTTATCACCTGCATAATCTGCTTTCATGAAACCATCGGATATGACATACAGGCCTAATTCTGATAATTTATTTACAAAAGTCTCACATTTTGCAGATAGGTTTTTTTCATATTCTTCGATTTCGTTGATTGCTTTTTCTATGCTTCTTTTGTCAAGAATATTAATATTGATTGTCTGTTTCATATCATGGTATTCTCTTTACCGCATATGATATAATATTCAAACCAACCGCCTTTTTCTTGACAATATAGTTGTATGAATCTGTTATGTTTTTATCTATCCATAGATGTGAGTTCTCGTCAATCGGGCAATCCATATCGTATGTGATTATGACATTATCATAATCTATGCTTGTGCCAAATTGCTGAACAGATGCAGAACCAGAAGCAGGTGATATTGATGCTTTCATTTGTACCGGAGTTCCATAATTTGTCGATGGAATACCAGTGTCCCATCCATCACTATCTGTACCACTAGCAGAAACATTGGAGAACAATGCATAATAGAATGATTTCTCATTTCTTTTCAAATTACGCATATTGATTTCCTCACATATATATTCCTGCCGCATATGGCGTTATTTCGTTCAAGATGGAATCTGGAATATCTCCTGTTTCATATGTCCTAGTAATATTGTTCTCGGAATATGCTTTCTGCCCTTCGGCACCTCTTTTATTCAAAAGATATATGCATATTTTTACTTGAACATCATCATATCTTTTCAGCCAAATCCTATTTGCATCGTTTTCATCGCTGATAAAAGGATATAACTTGTTAAGGACAATATTTCTTGAGAACTCAAGAAAAGAAGAGATTACAGAATCATCTTGCTCGTCTGTTGAACTTTTAATAATGGCTGTTTTTGTAGCATCATCCATAATCTCTTCACCTTCTTCTATTCTTTGCTCTTGCTCTGCTTTTGTGATTTGTCCACTAGCGATTTGTCAAACTCGATTGGATGCTCTCCATCAAGATGAAATTTTCCTTTTACTTCATCTAAAGTTGCTGGGAATGCATTATCAAGAGTTTTTACAACAACTCCTGGAGAAACTGTAATACTTTCTAGTTCGTGAACTGTTATGACCTTTTCATTTGCTGTAATTTTTACATTTTGGAAAGAATCACCATTTTTAATATATACAGCATTGTCTTTAATATAATACATTCCCTGCAAACCTCCTTTTATTCGCTTGTGATAATTCTTGACATTGCAACAGCCTTAGGATCAATACCCGATGGCATAGACCAGTTAGCGGATGCAAATAACTGTGTGTTTGTAACGGATGCAGTTGCATCTACAGGCTTTGTATATGAGAAACCGTTTGGCATCAATGTTTCTCTAATACGTGTGTATAATGTAGTCTGACCACCATTGATATCTTCCTTACGGTCTATGCCAGATGGCTTTTCGACCGGTGCCGGTGCATATCTTAAAGCGCCCATACCCATAAGGTATGTTGTATATGTAGCTGCTTTCGATTCGGTCGCACTCGTATATGGTGCTCCGTCATCGACAACCACTGTAAGACCGTTGCAATCTGCAATGTTAAGCTGTCTTTCAATTCCAGAAGCATCTGTATACTTACGGAAAGTAAGCAAATTCAACGCTTCAAGCTGGGAAGCAATGTGAGAATGCATGAGTGCTAACGTATATACACCTCTGTTATCTCCATTTGCCTTTGTAATTGCATCGTTAATTGTAGTAGCACCAATTTTGTTAGCATCTGTTACAGTTGTTGTAGCAGAGGATAAATCAGTTGTATGATTTGCCCATCCTGTCTGACCTGCGATAGAGAAACATGCATTGATGATGCCAAGCATCTTTTCCTGTCTGCGCTTCTGCCAGAACTTTGCAACCTGTGAAGTAATCTGTGTCATTGGGTCAGCCTTAGAGTTGAAATCTCTAACAAAGTCTTTCTCTGTCCAACCATGAGCACGACCATATACGATTCCAGAAAGGTAACCACCATCTGGAGTGGTTGCTGTAATGTTTGTCTGCCCATCATAGTTATCTTCTGTGCCACCTAATACTTTATAGAACGGTGTAGAATATACATCAGAACCATTTGAAATAAGCTGTGCGATTGTGCCATCTGCCACTACTGCACCCGATGTCAACATTGCTGTAAGTGTAGGGTCTTTCGCCTGTTGCCAATTATAATTGAATACATCAGCATCAAACGGATAACCTAAATATAATTCTGCCATTTAATTTTCTCCTTATTTTAAGTCTTCTTTCCAATTCGGGTTTGTTTTTGTATACTCGACTTGGTCTGAATATGAAAGTTTATTAAACTTTTCTTTTGTCATAGCTTCACTGCCGCTTCCTGCCGCTGGCTTGTTGAATGAATCCATCATAGCCGCTTTTGCGATCTTCTTTTCATCTTCTAGTCTTTGGTTAAAGAAAGCCTTATAATTCTTAATCACATTGTTAAAGTTTCCGGAAGTCAGGTTTTCTGCTGTGTCATCAGCAAAGGATTTATCCATTCCCATCTCAATAAATTGAGCAGATGCTTCGCTAACTTCTTTTGCATGCTTGTATTTGCCAAGTTCATCCATAAGAGACTTCTTTTCCTCTTCGGCTTCTAATTCCTTCTGCTGTTGTTCGGATAAAGTGCTATTGTACTTTTTCTTGAAGTCTGCCGCTTGGCTGTTTGCTTCTGACAACAGCTTTTTAAGTTTGACAACATCCTCGCTTGGCTGTACATTCTTTGCCGGTTCCGGTTTAACACTTGATTTCTTTTCTAGTGCTTCTGCAATTTCATCCTCTGACATCCCTTCGTGATAATCTTTTCCAAGAAGTGTCTCTAAATACTTTGCCATACATGTTTCTCCTGCGTTTTTTAAGTTGTTCCCTCAACTATGTTGCGTTTTTTTAGGTGTTCCCTCACCTGTTTTGCGTTTTTTAAGCAGTTTCACTACTGCAATATAATCAACGAATTACCGTTTATATTTTTAACTCTAAACAAAATATGTTAAGAAACATCTGCAATTAATATCTTCTTCTGGAACTCCAAACATGCCTGGATATAATGAGTGATTTCCGTTAAATGTATAAAATTCATCATCAATTCCAGCCGTCATCTTGTCAAGATAATCATGAGTATCTCTCACTTTATCATCTTCCATTGTGTTCCATTGCTTTTTAATGGTCCTGCCATTGTCACTAGAGTATTTTTTTGCGGAATCATATCCACCGGCATTGAATAATCTATGATAATTTGTTTCGATGACTTTCTGGATGCCATCAGCATTCCCATCTTGCAGATATTCCTTTATTTTTGAATCAAAATCTTTTCCGTCAAATCTTTTGTAAACTTCTTTGTTCGCTTTTTCGTTAAGGCTTGTAACATAATCATCGTACATTGCCATGTCTACTTCGTCTAGATCTTCAAATGTGCTTCTGATTCCTTGATTGTAAGCATAAATGAATAAATTCTTAGCATCCATGGCAATCTGCGAATTGGTCTTAGCTCCCGAAAGATATTCAGAAACAAAATTAGCGCCAAGAAGATTTAATTCATCAAAATTAGCTAAATATTGTTTCATTCAAATGCCTCTTATGTGGTAACCGATGCCTGTTGTAGCGGATTTTCGTTAGTCCCAGCAATATTAGGATTTTTTAAAGTTTCACTTTGTGCAGAAGACGGCGATTCTTTTGCTTTCTTTTCATTTTCTGCAATCTGTTTCTCTTTAAACTCTTTGCTTTGAATATACGCTCTTTCCGCATCTACAAACATTCCACAATGTTCATATGCAAGTTTAGGGTCAATATTCTGAACACCGTTTTTATCCGTGCAAGTCAACATTGTCGTTAACACTTGTGACTTCGACTGAATATCTTCGTAATTTCTTCTAGTAAACTGTGTTTTCACATTCATCGGAGTTATTCCAAGCGGTGTCTTCAACTTAGAATCGCAAATCCTTAATGCAATCTCAATCAGTTTTTTCTCGCATACCTTGAATTGGTTCTCAGTATTGGTAGCTCTCGATTCTGCCATCTGCCATCCATTCTTCATAATGACAGCCCCGTTGTTGCTTGAATCACTTGTCGCTCCGTTAGACATTGATGGCATACCGCATATTTCCAATACGGCTTGATGCTGGTAATCAACCAGCTTCTGAATCTGTGTCTGGTCGAGATCAAGGTGGATATAATCTACATCCGCCTTTTTGTCCGGTGCTACGTCTTCAAACTGTATTGCTCCCTCTTGCCTTAGTTTGTCGTATTTTGTTGAATCAATCTTGACATTGTGGAACTTAAGAAGAGCCTGTATGAACCCTTCAACGCCTTCCTGCCGTTCGCATGCGGTCTGGTTCATCGCATCCAATAGAGTAATTACAACTTCAAACGCTCCCATTTCCTCTTGGTTCAAAGGATATTCGATGATTGGAATGTCTCCCATGAAATGCGGAGTGACATTGACAATCTTATCTTCCTCGATGGTGTAGCACATGTTCTTTGTATATGCACTATATACGGTAGCACCGTTATCTTGCCGAATAATATAATTTACTCCAAGCAAAGGTGTTTTTTCAATGTTGTTTCTCTTTACGACAAACGTGTTTCTAGGGTCAAGCGTATATATCTCAAACGGGCATTCATCCGTAATGCCTGGATTTGCTTCTGAATCCGGCATAATCATCCGGTATGCAATACCACAGATATGGTTCCAGTCAAACAATGTTTTATCCTTGGTAGGCTTATCTTCGTAGTTCATGAAGTCATTCAATCTAGCAACGCCTTCCGAAACAGCATCGTCAGAATTTGTCTTCCCTTTGCTGATATATTGAATTGCTTCGCTATTACCGCATAGATACCCAACTTTGAAATTTACGATCTCGCTTGCTCTGTTCTCAACAATGTGAGATACGATTTCTGGTCTTACTGTTTTTACACGGAACAAGGAAGGCTGAAGACCCTTGTAATAATTCCAAAGATAATTTTCCTGAACTCTGTTCGCTTCATGAATAAGCATTGCTTTTTGAATAATATCAACAATGTTTTCTTCTGTAACCTGTTCTTCATCTGAAAATATTTCCTGCCTGCCATGAAGTGAGGAAGACATCATTGGAGTTTTTGTTCCTGAATCAATTACAGTATCATCCATTTTAATGCTTTTCCCCCTTTCATTTTGTTTCACGTGAAACTTTAATGTGAAGCATATTTATTTTTTCACAAGCAAATTATAACGCATTTGTGAAAAACACGCAATATATAACATTTATTTTTTTTAAAACATTCTTTTCAAGATGCGGACTTCGTTGGACGAACTTGTAAATGCCATATCCGCCGCCATTGCCAAGCTGTCTGGCGCATCGTCATGTTTATTCTTACCGTACACAGTAAAGCAGAATACATTCTGCATAAATTTTTCGTATTCCATTGTCCTCTTCCCGTTTTCAAGAAAAATGAAATGTGCTCTGATGTCTGGTGCTTTATCTTTTATCCGATATTCCTTTGTTTTGTTCTCGCTTGCTGGCTTTGTTATGATTGTAATATGTTTTCCCTTTTTCTTGATCTCTGCCTCTGTCTCGGTAGCATAAGATGCTGTTGATTTATTTGCTTCAATTTGGATAATGGCCACATTGTTTGCAATAGCTTTCCTTGCGATTTCTGGCTGAGTTATAGATTTATCTCCGCTGTTGTAAATAACATCTGGTATATAAATTGAATCTCCGTACTGCACACATATCGGGCCAGCAACGAAATCTCCACCGCCAAACGCAGGGTCTACTGCAAAGAACACTCTATCTGGTGCTTTATCTGGAAGAGTACCGTTATAATAGCTGAACCCTTCTGGAAGGAACAACGCTCCGTCACGCTCGATTCTCGTACACATATATACGGCGCTCCAAGATGCCATATCGTTTTTTATCTCAAATTGTGCTCGTATCTGTCTGTAATACTCTGTATTGTAACCTTTGCCATAAAGATATTCAAAATTGCTTTCATCATTTTCATCTAGTGCGGGCTTTACCCAATAAGAAAATTTAACATCTTTACACGTTGGATCAGTTTCAAGAAATGTACGTCTTAAATTCTGTGGGTCAAGAAGGCTCCACGGTGTACCGCACCAAATGATACGGGCAGACATCTTCGCACGAGTAATAAGGTTGCTTGTGACTTTACCCCACAAGTTCTCCAAACGATCTGGGCTTTTTGCTTCTTCATCACCGCTTACCAAATCGTCTGCAACCAGAACCCCATCGACATCGCATGCGCCGTTCAATGTACCGTCAATCGACCTGCATGTAACGGTTGGATAATGCTTATTCCGGTCTATATTGAATGTCGTTTCTTTTGCGTTCTGACCGCACAGCTTCTTTGCCTTGAATATGTCTGACCAATGATATTCTTTCTTCTCCGTCAGTATTTCAAGAAGCGCATTGTAGAAAGCATTCGTAATCTTCTCTGTATAAGAACTATA